CCTCAAGCTCCATACTCCCCTCTGGATGCAACTTCTGTGCAATGATAATCCCATCCCCGCTGTCACCAATCAACCTGCCTGAGAATCCTAATGAAAGTTCATCCGCTGGTTCGTACTGAAAAAGCGTGACCAATGGCAATGGGATCGTATATTTGCTTCGGTCGGTTTTGAAGTATTGCCACATCCAGTAAAGCAGATCCTTGATGAGATGCGTCGGTATCATATTGTTTGTCAGCTCTAATACCCGGATATCCCCGAATGCCCCTTTCTCAAAATTTGTGCCATCGTAGCTATGGGTTTCTATCCCGTTTGACACTCGAATGAGGTCGAATTTCTTCGCATAGAGATTATCTTTGGTGATGTTCTCTGAGTTTGCGTTTGTAACGGTGATAGTATTGCCTGAAGTCACCGGGTTGCCAGAATTATCCCCACGGCGATAGACATAGCCCTTTTTGATGCTCGAAATGATGTAGAAGAGATTCCATGCCTGACAGATGGTGTTCATCACTTGTTTTATCTTTTGCCCTTCGGTTGCAACTTCGGCGGCATACATGTTAAGCGTCGCTCCGCGTTGCCACAAACCGCGGGCTGTCCCAATCCCAAAAAGGTAGCTGTTGCTGTAGGTCATCGTCCCATAGATAGACGTTACATAGCCGGTGGTTTCGTCTGGATCAAAAACAAGGGTCGCTGCCCCGGCGCTTAACTCATAAAGCCGTCGGCTCTTCGTCGTCGTTGCGTAGATTTTGGCGTCGTTTGGTCCATAAAAAATATCATTGCAGAAATCGCCAGCATCCAATGTCAAAACTAAATTTGGCGTGCCATTGGTTGTGTAATAGATTGTTCCCTGTGCTGCTTCATCACGGAAATAGATAGCCAACGCACCTTCCAATATGTCAGCTACCGTCATTTGGATATTAACATTGTTTGCCAAACTTCCATCGTCAACCCAAGCCGCTCCATTCCAAGCGATCTTATTGATCCTATAGTTGCCCGCTAAAAATGTTTGAACATAATACTTGTTGTTGGCATCTTCGATTCTCCCCCAATTCAAGATTGTTGTCACGCCCATCGTCCCCGGTGTCGCAAGTTGCGAAGTGCTAAATGTGGTTCCATTCCAACTTATTTGTTTGATCGTATTGTTGCAGATGAATAGCACTTGGCGGTTATCAACAAAAAAGTCGAACGAATTGGCGGTTGATGCTAAACTCATACTTGTTTCAGCTGAAAGGCTGGCTCCGTCAATATCATAAACCCGGACACGCGTATTCCCCGCCGTATCGTAGATGATCCATACATCGTTGTTCAAATTATCATAGAGCAATCGTTCTATTGGGTAACCAATGGTCGCTCCTGAGACGGCAAGGCTGTAGGTCGTGGTTGTATAGGCTCGCTTGTAGAGGGCCTGGCCGAGTGCGATGAAAAGATCGCCCGTCAGAGTTGACACCATCGCTTTAATTGCATCGACATTGCCAGCATCGTTTGGTATGACATCCAAAAAACTGACATCCTTGCGGGAATCCCATGTTGACATCTGCATGGTGTCAAATGTTTGGGAAGTGATCCCGAATTCATCCATTGATTTTGAGAGATAGCGGTTGATACTGACGTAGCGATACCAATTATAGGGAAGCGTGTCCCCCTCGGTTTTCACAATGACGTTTTCCTGAATGGTCGATGTTGACAGTTCACTCACATCAATGTATATCCCCAGGCGTTCCGTATCATCCGCAGCATCGGCAGCGTTGCCGAGCGTGTCATTCCCATCTGTTGTTCTGAGTGTCACCCATCTGCCGTCGTCCAGCTTGGCCCTCTCCGTCCCTGAATTATACTCATAGGTGATGCTGTGAACCCCACGCTTCAAGACGTAGCTGGTGATGTTCGCATCCTGCACATAAAGCCCGGTGATTGAACGAAACTCGAGGGCTCCTATTGAATTGATGTAGCGCGTTACAATGTTTTCTGATGCTATGCGATTTGACAATTCATCTGCCGTGAAAACTGAAAAGCCGACATTATCATCCTGCTCGTTGAGCTGGATGTTGATTAAATCGACAAAGCCACTGAAGGCATACAGTACATCGGATGCAAGGTTATTTTCTGAAAGCCCAATTTGTAGTTCCGCCTTCAATTCGACATAGGCAGATGCGTTAAGCATATTGCTTTCAAACCAATCAATGCCTATGCCTGTAAGTTGAATCGAGGCTGATGAGAATTGCCCCAACTCATATTCGATTTGTGAGGGAAACGAGGGGATGCTCTCAAGTCTATCGGTGATCTCAACCCAAGTGCCAGCAGTCAAGGCGTCTGTCAAGGCTGAGGTTTTTTTGATATACACTTTCCATTGAAGATGCTTCGATGCCCCTGAAGCAATAGCATTCCATTTTGATGTAGGGCTTGTTAATCTCATGCGAGGACAACTCTTGAGCGATTATTCACAATAAATTGATCTACTGATGTAAAACCTGTCGCCTTCAATCCTTCTTGGAGTGCTTTCTTCACCATCTCGACCGGCGTTCCGGGAGCGTTGATATTGATCGTCACGCTCACCGAGGGGCGCCCGAGGCTTCTTTCCTGCTCTGCCGTTCTCACAGTTTCCCCGCCTTTTAAGATTGCCGGGACTTCCCTGTTCTCCGGACCTGGCACGACGCCGCCCTGATGGAATTCGGGCGTCGGCTGCCCGGCGATGACGGCTGTCTTCGCGGCGCCCAGAATGCCGACCGCGATCGCAAGCGCAATGTTCGGAAGGGACTTCACCACGGCGAGGGCTGTTGCCATGACGGACTCGATGATCATGGCTGTCTTTTCGGCTTGGAATTGCTTCTTCTTTGCCTCCCTAATCTGCCGGTTGAACTTGTTCTCTGCGGCTTTTCTTTTATCCAAGAGGAGGTTGCGCTGCTCTTCGGTCAGGGTTTCTTTTGCCAGCTCCTCGTCGATCGCCTCCAGCTCTGCGTTCTTCCGTTTTTCAAGCTGCTGAATCTCTTTGTCAGTCCGGTTTTTGGAGAAGCCCACCAGGACGCTCATCGCCTGCGAGGCGAGGGATTGAGCGGTCTGCATTCCTTTTTGAACTGAGGCCAAATCGAGTTCGGCTTTCCGGTCGCGATAGACTTTATCCAAGTCCTCCCTGAGCATGATGTTCTCGCCCGCGGCAAGGAGCGATTTTTCGTACCACTCCAAAAGGAGGGCTTCTTCTTCCCCGAGTTCCTTTGTCCTCATCGCAACGCGGAGTTCGCCCTCGAGATTGACCTGCGCTTCCAGGTTTTTGTCAGGGCCGCCTGTGGTGACGCCGGGAAGTTTCATTTTTCCCAATTCTTGCTGGAGCATGAGGGCATCGAGAGCGATCCGGTTCATTTGTTTTGACAAAATACCCAAAGGCCCCGCTTGTTCTTTGAAGTTAAAGCCGAGCGCTTCACTCGATGCGAAGGCCGCGGAAAGAGCGCCCGTCGCTTCCTTGCCGTATCTCATCATGTGCTCAACCCCTACCGTAAAAAACGATTTCGCTGTCTTTTCAGTTTCCCGTAGGTTTGCAGCGACAACGCTCAGATCGGCGGCGAGCTCAAACTTTCCGAGTGCATGCGCCGCTGCTGCCGCGTATTCCGCTAAAGTGGCAAGTGAGCCCGTAGCCTTTTGAACGACAAAGGCGATTCCGGTATAGATTGTGGCAAAGAATGTCGCAATCGCATTGCCAACCCCGATGGCAAAGATCGCTCCTCTCACAATCAGTTGATCCACAAGTTTTTGGGCGTCCACAGCGTACTTCGCAGTCTTCTGGAGCTGCTGTGCGGTCTCCTTTGCGTTGATGTCTTTCGCCGAGGCGGCGACCTTTCGGGCAATCAGATCCACTTTTTCAAGCGCGCGGATGGCGACGTAGAACGCCGCGCCGATCCCCACGCCGATCGATGCCCAGTTCTTCGAGATGAAGGCGCCGGTGCGCTGCATCCCCCCGCGGATGCCGCTCTCGAATTTCTTCCACGTCGCGGTCGCCTGGTCGCGCATTCTCAAAATCAGTTCTAAGGTTTGCTGGTTCATTTCTTCTTCGCCTTTTGTTCTTCTTCGTGCTGGGTTCTCTCATTCTGGTAGAGCGTCCAGACATCGACAAAGACCTTCGGGAAATCCCTGTGCTCGGAGAGGCTCATCGTTATCATGCCCGATTCAATCCGCCTGATGATCAGAAGAGGCTCGCTCCATTCAGATAAGGCCTCCTCAACTTTTCCCTTCAGCTCGCTCGCCAGAAGGTTCTCGCCTGTCTCCCTGTCAAAAACATAGCCCCCGCCATCGAAGAGCTTCGGTTCTACGATCAGACTGATGGCGTATCGGAGTTTTTTAGGTCTTCCCCTGAGAGCGTGTTCGATTCTGTGATGGCGTTGAAAAGCTCCTGCTGTGCGACCCAGGGGATCAGGTCAAGCGCTTGGTCGGTCAGTCCCTTGAAGGGGCCGATCGGCGTGCCGTGCGACTGCGTATGGAGTTTCTCGTCGAAGGCGATGAGGTTTCCATCCAAGCCTTGAAAGTTCTCCCAGCCCTTCAAGCCGAAGCGAACGGTCTCGCGCACAACGGAGCCTGAGAGGACGCGGTGCTTTTCGGTGTCAAGAATTCCGTTGGAGAGATGGGAATGAAGGCGCGGGATCAGGCCGCCGATGAAGAAGACGGTCTGAGGCTCGTCCGTGTCGCTCTTGAGAGAATAGGGCCGGGATTGTTTTGCATCGTAGACCTTTACCATTTGTTACTCCGGGATGTGTCCGCCTTTACGGACTGGTTTTGTTTTAACGCGAAAGCATTTCTCCCTGACCGCCGAAGGAACCGGCTTCCGAACTTGTGTTCGCCCTGCTCATGCGGAACTCGATCTCATGCCGGATGAGCTCGGGGAGTTTCGTTCTGACGAGATTGGAAATCAGATTCTTGATGTGCCTTCCAGAGAAGAGCTGCATCAGCGAAGGGCCGTAGAGCGCCTTGACCGGACCCCGGGCTTTCGTTGTGCGGATGAAGACCTGCTCGCCGTATCTCATCGTGGCGATGAAGGCTTTTGCAAGCTGTGTGCGGCCCCCGGAGCGTTTGACTTTCACCGTCACCCCTCCCCCCTTCTTCTTCACCTGTTTTGGGGAGAAGTAAGATGCGGGGAGTCCCTGTTGTCTCACGGTGAGCACCGCCTCAAGGTCGCTGGACCGGGCTTTCTTCACCGTCATCAGGGGATCGATGTCTTTCTTCCTGATGTTGTAGCCCTGCCGGATTTCTGAGCTTGCGGCCGTGCGAACCGAGGCGATCATCTTGTTCAAGGCGGAAGCCCCCGCGTGGGGGAATTGCCGCCCCATCTCAAAAAGCCGCACATCGGACGCCTTCTCTATTTCAAGGGAAGGGATCATGTCTGAACGATGCCAATCCAATCATCGCCGGAGGTCATGTTGAACTGGAGCCCCATGTCGAACGTCCTCACGCCGTTCCGGTCGCCGGGCGTCAATTCCTGATACTGCGTTTTCGGGCAGGTGATGGTCGTGATATTTCCCGCGCCTCCCGTGACGACGATGGAGGTCGAGGCTTCCACGCCTGAAATCAGTTTCCCGTAGAAGTCGTGGGTTGCCACGAGCAAAGCCTCGGGGTCCGTGGAGCCGACGGGCTCCCGGTTTGTGATGATGGCCGAGGCGTAACCTGTCGCTCCCGAGATCGAAGGACGCATGGAGAGCTGATTGCCGAAGTCGATCTCGAGCTTCTCTGCCACAACCGTCGCAAGCCCCGCGAGGGTGAATGCCCCGCTGACGAGCGAAGGCGGATTGACGGCAAGGAATGTCGTTGTGGGAAGCGCCGCGTCTGTGGGTGCGACATAGGTTCCCTGAAAGGTGAATTCGTAGTAGCAAACCTGTCCGGCGATCAGGACAATTTTGCAATTCCCGCGGCAGCCGAGCATTTGATGTTTCAAGCCGTCCATGTAGACTTCAATGCTGGCGGTTTTCCCGGGGCCTTGATAGTTCGCCGATGCCGGGGCCGATGCCGGGGCGTAGGTGACAGATACGCCGGCCGAGATGGTTTCTATCATGCTGCACGCCTGAAACGCTACCCCGAGCGGGGCATAGGCCGTGCCGGCGGCGCCGGATGCCTTGACTTCCGTGCGGAAGGTAAGTTCTGAATACCGGCCTCCGGTGACGTGAGACATCGTGTCGAGTGTCGCGCGCTGTGCCGGGCGTTTGTGTTTGTTCACGACGGGCTTGATCTGAACATCCTCGGCAAGAATGAAGTCGGTCGCGGCGACGGTTGCGGCGGAGAGTTCGGTCGTTTCCTGCTCAAGGCCGATGACGGTGCGTTTGGTTAAGAGACTCATTTCTTCTTCTCCTCGGGCTTCTTCGCCGGTTCATCCTTTATGAAGTCGGCGCTTGATGGTACGAGCTCCCCGGTATTGGGATCCCTCTCCGCCGATGGTTTGCAGAGTTTGTTGTAATCCTCTTTCTGCTGTTTCGTGAGCATTGCGCTGTTCTCCTTTAGATTCTCATGTCGTCACTTCTGTGGGCGAATTCAAAGACTGCTGTGCCCCCGACGAAGGCTTTTGTTTCCTGATCGAAAGAAAGTTCATCCCCCAGAAAATTGATGTCGAAGACGAGGCCGCCCAAAGTCAGATCAGTGTCAAGCGCCACGAGCATATCGACAAGTGTGTTGTGATACTCTGCCGCTGATTGGGCGGCGATGTCGGCGGCGACACTGACCCGGTTGTTCCACTTCCCGGTCAGGAGATCCTCCGGCTGTGGCTGCCCTAAGACTCTGAGATTGATCGCCGGGTAGTCTGATGTTTGAAACGGGGCGACCCGGTACTGCGTGATCTTCGGCGTTGTGTTGTAAGTCGAGCCCGCTGCAATCGCATCCCAGCGCGCATCTAAGGCGTTCACAATTCCGGTTCGTGCGGGGGTGGTTACGGGCATTAGCTTGGCACCTGATCTTGAGACAGCATGAGTCTCTGCGTCCCGTTGGAATCCGGGATGACTTCAAAAACGTAATAGGTCACGCCCCTGGCCTTGACGACGGTGTTCGTTGCGGGCGTGGCAATGTCCGCTGTCCTTATCTCGACGGAAGGCTGGTCGGACTGCACTTCGGTTTCACCGATCGTGATGGTGCTTCCTGGAGCATCGAAGACGGCCGGGTATTCATCCGATTCTCTCACTGAGACATCATCAATCCTGAATGTGCCCGCCGCCGCGAGCCAGAACATGATTCTGAACGTGCCCGAGCCCGCTGCCAGCGTTGCCGTCAGCAGGTATTTCGTCCAGGATGAAGTGATCGTCACGGTCTGCGAAGCATTCGCCCCAGCCCCATCGACCCTCATCGTCATCGACGTATCGCCCGAGACAGTCTTCGCCCAGACCTCAAAGATGACTTCAGTTTTTGTGAATGAGCGGGTGAAACTCATGCGGAGTTCATTGACAAAGAGCTGTCCGGCCCCCGTCGCTACAATTTCACAGCAGGCTGCACCAGAATGGAAATCCGAAGTGATCCTCGTCCCCGTGTGATTGCCGTCGCTTGTCCATCCCGTTGTATTTGTTTCAAAGTCCGGGTTTGTGCAGAGTTCCGAATAACCATAAAGTATCGGCTCTGCAATTCCGAGAGCCGGGAGATTCCAGACTCTTGCGTCGATATTGAAGTTCTCCGTTGCAACCGCCGCCCAGGATGAATCTTTGATTTCCTGATTGCCCCCTGAGGCAACGGTGTTTGAGATCCAGACGATGCAGTTGGTCCCCGAAACATCATAATCGCCCGTCAATACGAAATGATACGTTATCCCGGCAAGCCCTTGAACGTGGGTGGTGAAAGTGAATTTGACCCACCCGGCGGACGTCGGGATGTTGTCAGTCTCTACTTGTGCCGATGTGCCTATTGCCGTTGAGGAGGGAAGCCCGGAGGAATCCGAGCGCATCTGAAGTGTGAGCTTTTTCCCGGAGGTGATTGTTCCCGACTTTTTCAAAAGGAGAGAGACTTCCTTCACATGGACGAAGTCCTCCGTGGGCGTCCAGGAGGCGGCAAGCTGAATGTTATCCGTCGCCCCTGCGCGAAGTTTTGTTTCGTTAGACCCGCCGGGCCGCACCTGAAGCGACCCGACGGATTTCACGGAAAGATCGGGAATGACCTGCTCGGCGATGTCGATCATGGCTTCCAGAGGACATCAAACCGGTACAGTGCCGAGGTCACACCCTGTGTCACGTTCTGGAAATTGACTCGGAAGCGGAGCTTTCTATGCAGCGTCCCGCCCAAGCGTTCTGTGGCTACGCCTCTCAAGAGAATTTCCACGGAGTCCGCAGCGTCGACTTCGACCGAATCGGAATAGACGTTGGCCCAGGTTGTTCCCTGAAGGGCATCGACATAGATGTAGGCATAGCAGGAATCCGAGTTGATGAACCGGATGCCCGCAAAGGATGCGCCGCCCATGTCGATCGTTTTCGACCCTCCCGAAAGCCAGGTATTGATCGCCGCGTTTGGAAGGGTGTCGGTCGTATTGGTCAGATAGGCCCTTCCAGCCGTGGCGGTGAGCCGGTAGAAATAGTAAAACTTGTAGTTGTTCGGATTCGTCTGAATCTGCGCCGCAGCATCAGTGACCGCGAACAACATCAATATGACAATGAAGAGTGCTGAGATTTGTTTCATGGTGATTATTCCCTTTCCTTCTTCGCGGGTTTTGAGGCCGCGGCTTTTGCCTCTTCTTTCGCCTTGATGGAGGCTTTGACTTCCTTCTCAGCCTCGGCGGAATAGAGTGCGGCTTTGTTTGAAAAGATCAGTTCGTTCGCATCAACCGGGGCGAGTTCCAGAACCGTGCCGGGAGGCAGGATCTTCGCCACGAACTTTGCGTCTGTTGCTGAACTTTCGCGCTCAGCTCGTCTGATGGTTTTCGTGAGAATGATTTTGATTTTCTTTGGTTCGGTTACCATAATTACGCCTCTTGTCGGGATGACAGCGTTTGAATTTCCTGTGGTTAGCATAAAACCGGGGGCGGGGTTTCCGCCCCCTTTTTCAAAAAGCCCTTCATCATGTGAAGTCGGAAGAAACTGAGAATGCGCCCGGTTGCCGAACACCGACGTCGACCGACTTGAATGCCAGAATCCGAAGACCGCCGATTGTGGCAAGAGCAGAGCGATCGAGGTTGATGTCCAGAGGTCCGAACTCTCCCAAAATCAACTGTGACCAGTCGCCGAAGAAGAGATAGCCAGCATTGGCCTGCATCGTGGCTGCGAATCGGTAGCCGTTGCAAAGGCCGTCATCACCGATCACAAAATTCGCCGTGTTTAAGGCCTTGTCCCGGGTCTTCAGTGCGCCGCGAACCGAAGGCCGTCCGACAAACACCATCGTGTTGACATCTGCATTCGCTTCTGCAACATCGGTTTCAAATTCCACCGCTCCTTCCCATCCCATGCCTGCACCGGAAACCGAGCCGATGTTCGAGGTCAGGGCGACGCCCGTCGGTTCATCTGTTCCTGCGCCGTGCAAGATCGCGGCGTCAACGCCCCTCGCGATAACCTGGATGAGGTCCTCGGTGATGAGGCCGTCGATGGCAGGGTTTGATTGGATCAAGAGCTGACGGGTCATGTCAACATACGTCCCGACATGGTTCGGCGAGAGTGTCACCTGCCCGAAGGTGGGATTTGACTCTGTGGCCGCAACCGTCTCAGCAAACCAGTAGGCGGTTGATGCCCCGGTTTGTTTCGGGATTGCGACGTTCTCACGAAGCCCCGGAAGAACACGCACGCCCAGCGAGAGCATGACCGACTTGTTTCTCAAGAGCTGGATGAATTCGCTGGCCATGAAATCCGTGCCGACCAGGTTCCCGCCGGCTGTGGCTGACCCGACGGAAAGATCCCGCACACCATACCGTCGGAGGACGGCGTTCAGTTCGCTCCGCACTTCAGCCGGAATGCCCTGCATTTCGTAGGGCACGTAAATGCCACGCGGGGCCTTGCCCGTCCGTTTGGCGATTTCATCTGAGCACTCGTGCTCGAACTCCCCGCCTTTGCCGTCTGCGAGAGAGAGGATCGCGCGGGAGATCGAATACCGCTTCTTGTCCTTGTTCGAGAGATCAAGGAACGACTCGACGCTTTCCAGCGGCTTGTCATCCGTGACTCTCATGTAGATGTCGCCCCGGAAGAGTTCGGCGGAGCGTTTGAGCTCAACCGCGTCCTTCACGAGTTTGCCCATCTTTTCCTTGCCGCCAATGCGGTCGGCGAAGCGTGTGCCGACTGCTTCGATTTCCGCCACGCGCTCTGATTCGAGCCGTTTGGCTTCGACTTTTTGACGCTCGGCTTCTTGTTCGGGCGTCAGCTCGGTTGTTTCCATTATGATGCTCCTTTGTGGGTTTTGTGGTTTTCCCTCGCCGACGCCGAGTTGCTCGGGAGGTTTGAAACTTCTAACTGCTGCAATCACTTTCGCTACTTCTGAAATGTCATCAAGGTCGTAGTAGTCGAGCCCCCGCTTGCCCAGGCCGACGGTGATGTCCGCCGGGATATCGACCGATGAGCCTTCGATCGGCTCCCAGGAACAGCGGAAGGCTTTCACACCGGCCGCGAGGCACATCTGTTTCAATGCTTCATCCATCTCCTCGGGCTTCATCTCATCCATGCTGTGGATCATATAGCCGACTGAGGTGTGGACGGCGATCTCATCTTCCATGTCCATCAAGAGCTGCTCGGCCTCGGGGCTTCGGGAGAGCCGTGCGGTCCCCAGGAGCCTCTTGTTCTCGATCCGTCCGTTCTCGATCACGCCCCGCATCTCCCGGTGATTCTTCAGGAGGGGCGGTTTGTTGTTCCACCTTCCGAGCTTCACGAAGGCCGGGCTGTGGTCCAAGATCTCAATCCCCCAATAGCGTTCGATGGGATTTTCAGAGGCGAAGGAAAGGTCGGCGGTGCGCTTCTCCTTGTTCACCATTTCCCGCTTGATTGTGTCCATCCGAAAATGCGGCTGACCGAAGACTCGTTGTCTGATCTGTTCGTTCATCGTTCTTGCCCTTAATGCGCGAGGCCGTTTGTGGGTTGTGGTTTCAAAAGTCTTTCAGCTTCATTCGATCAGCTCATCTTCCTTCTCCGCCGGTTTCTCCGGCTTTGCCTGCACGCTCCCGGAAAAGTCCAGGTCGATGCCGTATTTCTTCGCGAGTCGTTTTTCTTCCGCGATGTCTTTGAACACATCTTCGATGCGGCCGCCCTTTTCTCCGACGATCTGAATCAGGCTTGTGGCCCCGGCTCTGCGCTCGGCGAGCTTCGAGTTGAAATCCTTCTCCGGGTCAACATAGCCCCACGCCCTGGCAACGAAGATGGGCTTGTTCACGCGGTCAAAATCCGACATGGAAACTTTCTTCAAGCCCCCCGACATGATCGCAGACTCGAGCCAGAGTGGAAACAGTGGTTTGAGATACATCTCGATAAACCAGTTTTGAATCGTCCTGAAATAGTCGCGCTCGGGTTCTGAGCCTTGACGCATCGAGGAATAATTCGCTTGCGAGAGATCGCCGGTTAAGTTCATGTACGAGATGCCCAGGCCGGAGGCGAGCTCGCGGGTTGTGGAGCGGACGAACATTTCGTGCTGCTGATGGGGGTACTCAGGCGCCCAGGGTGTGAAGTTCTTATTGCCGATGTCCTCGAGAGTGCCGGCTGCGGTTTCCGTGATGCGGCTGCCGTCCTCTTCCTGGGAATCGCCCTGATAGGGTTTGTCGGCCGTGCCGTCTTTGTCCGAGAAGAAGCCCATCTTTGAAGCAGCGACGCGGGCATTGATCACCGCCGCCTCTTCATAGCCGGAGAGCATCTTCATGCGGATCATCGACTGGACCATCCAGGAGATGCCCCGGGTCTGGTTTACATACTCGCGGTCAAAAGCGTGGAGCAGGTCTTTGGCGGGGACAATCACATGATCGCCCGAAACATTGTACCCCGTGTAGAGCTCGAGTTCGGGGTTGTTCTTTCTCAGATAGTAGGCAAGCGGCCGGCGCCATTCGTTCACCAGGACGCCCATCTTGATCCATGCGTTGTCTCTCAAGCGCTCGATCTTTGTTTCATCCAGAGCCTCGGGCTCCACAACCTGGAGCTGAAGGCCATACTTCGAGCTCTTCATGTGCACGACGCGCTGAAGTCCTTCGCCGTCCCGACCGTTGTACTGAATCAGTTGATCGTGAATCCCTCGCAGAGAATACTCCCCGCTCACAGAGCAATGCTGACGCTCAGCCCAGTCGAGCCATCCATCCTCGATCCGGGCATTCATATCGTCATCGGACTCTTTGGGATCGGAGGCTTTTCTCACGTTCATCTGAAGCGTGAAGCCGTTCGAGCCGACCACGTTCACGCGCATCGAGCGGATGTAGGCTTTGGCAATGTCATTGTTCTTCACCAGATCCCGGGCGCGCTCCCTTACGGTGACAAGCCCCGAACGGATGTCCGCATCGATCGAGGTGATGGTCGAGAGCCAGTCATTGGTCAGGCGGTTGATCGCAGCCGCAGCGTAGGACCGGCGGAAGGTTCTCTCGGGGATGTAACCGAAGCGGCGCGCTATCGTGTCGAAGAGTTTCAAGTGTTATTGAACCTTACGCTCACTTGTTTACCGGAATTCAAACCAGCATTTACGCGGTCGGCGGCTTCATCCGCTTCCACGAAGCGTTCGTATTTCATTTTTGCCGTTATCATTTCTTCAAAGGTCATGTACTGGATGGATTTCCCGCCGATCGTCACGGCCTGCTCGGCGTGTGTCGCCCTGCCTTCGATCGCAGCGTTGATCGCATCCAGGACAATCCGGTTGTGATTGCGCGCTTCGTACCCTGCGGACTGCACCCCTCCCGCTATGACTTGAATCGTCTTGACGCCGAGAGTATACGCGGCGGTGAGTTCTGTGCGAATTTGAAGCTGGTAGGTCCCGACGGTGAGAGCGGCAGATTGAGCGGCGGTAATTTCAAAATCGTACTCATCGCCATCGGCAACTGCGGTCAGCGTGAGAGCGGACGGGCCGTTGATGTAGCACTTGCCCGTATAGGTTGAGGCCGGGTGGTCGGAATCGGTTTCCGTCCATGTGTACGAATCGCCCTGCCTGATCTGAGTGGGTGCGTTCATAGGCAAATAAAAAACCCTGAGACCTACCTGCGCAGGTTCAGGGTTTGGAGTTGAATCGAGTTCGCGGATCGGTTCCGCGTTGTCAGGTGTTCAGGATAAGAATTTCAGCGAGGTTGTCAAGGACTAAAAATAGTCCAAGTCGTTGTCAGAGGCGAAAATCCATGACAAACTTCGAGGTGTGCTTGAGGGGTTTGCGAGGTTTCTTCGGCGGGATCTCATCTTTCAGGGTCACAGTGAGGGTTCTTACTTCCTCGATTTCTACAATGTTTTCAATCATAATGTTCACGGCGCGATCGAAGGAAATCTCTTCGCCTTTCTGTTCTTTCCATCGGGTGCGGAATTGCTCGACCTTCGTTTCGTTCGGGTCGTAGACATTGACCTTTCTCATCTTCCTCTCCTGTCGGCACGCATCAGGTTTTCCTCCCCAGGAATCCGCCCATCGTGGCCCATCCCGAGCGACGGCGTCCTTTGGTTTTTTTCTGCGCGGGTTTTTCCTCCTGCTTCTCCGGTTCTTCTTTGTGCCGTTCAATTTTCTTCTGGATGTTCGCCCCAAGTTTTTCCATGTCTGCATCCAAGAGTCGGAAGGCCGCATAATTATACACGAAGAGATCTAAGATTTCGTTGCGGGGCCGGACCTGGACCCATGCCCTTGTGGATTTTCCCCGGCTCCATTTCGTCACCAGCTTCTCGGCGGTGAGCTGCTTGAAATACTCCTCATCGCATCCTCCCTCGCCGGTGCGAAAATGAATATACCCGGGGTTGACTTCCTGATTTTCAACTCTTTCCGTGGTGAGATGGGCATAGATGAGCTCTTTCGCTGTGTCTGTGCCGACGGTGAACAATAACACGCGGGCCTTGTTCTTCGTCGTGGGCTTGTCGATGATCGGCTTTCCCGCCCCGGAGCGGCCGATGATGGCAAAGACGCGCCTCATCTGGCGGCGTTTGCAGAAGTCGTAGGCTTGCTGTGTGAAATGCCCTGCGGTATCGACGCACACGCAGGCGATGTTCATGTCGATCCCCGATTCGTGGCGGTAGGTTTTCACGAGTTCCTTGTCCACCTCATCCCATGCGAGCTTGCTCGAGGGTTTGTAGGGAACGATCACATGGTTGATGTGCCATTTTTCTTCGCCCGGGCCCCATCCCAAAACGAGAACCTCGATCCGGTTATCCTGAACGTCCACGGCCGCGGTCAACAGGAGGGCGCCCTTCGGGATGCCGGAATATCCCTCGAGGCGTTTTAAGAGAACGTCATCGGACACCGTGGCGATGGACTTATCGTCCCACCACTCGGCAAGTTTTTCGTTGATGAACTGCTTCAGTATCTCGGGGTTGTTCGAGGCTTTGGCTTCGAGCCATGACTGGGCGAATTCCTGCCAGGTGAGCCAGGGCGAATAGAGGGCGTTCAAGTGAAAGCCGATGTGATCCCGGTCAGGCCGGTCGGCGATCCACTTGCCCTGCGAGAGCATCTTCAGCTTATCGGCCTCTGTGAGCTTCGCCTTACATTCTTTGCACTCGTAATAGACATTGACGGCGCGCCCGTCTTTGTCCTTTTCCCATTTGAGCTGTCCGAACTGGAGATGCTGAAAGGTTTTGCACTTCGGGCAGGGCAGATGGCAGTGTCTTTGGTCTGACCGCTCCCAGGAATGCTCTAACGGGGAAATATCTTTGATACCCGGAGTCCCGACGTCGATCACTTTCCGGTTTTCATAGTTCTGTGTCCTTTGCTCTGCGAGGGCGAAGGGATCTCCGGCGTCGCCGGCGGAGAAGGGCCATTTGTCGCGCTCATCGCCGAAGACAATCCGGATGGGGTTTGAAGAAAGCGAAGCCGCGGCGTTGGAGCCGATCAGGGTGAGCACGCCGCCCGGAAAAGTTTTCTCCAGCGTGTTGTTCGTCGAATCTTTTGCCCGCGGTTCCTTCACTTTCCCCTTCAAGGCATCCACATCGCGGAGCATCGGGCCGATCCGGCGCTTGGAAAATGTCCGGGCAAGCGAAAGCGTGGGCATGATGTAGAGGATTGACGAGGGCTCCTGGTCGATAAAGTAGCCGATTGTTATTTTCAGGATGAGGGTTTTCCCGAGTTGCGAGGCCCAGATGAGCGTGATGCGCTTCGTTAAGGGGTCTGAAATGGCCTCCAAAGGCCCGGACTGATACGGAGCGCGGTCGAGATGATACTTCCCCGGCTCGGGAGAGTCCTCACGGCTTAACCACATCTTTTCTTCGGCCCACTCGCTTACGCTTAACGTCGGAGGCGGGCGCCAGAGTTTCAGCGTCGTCGCTATCTGGTTCCTCATCTCCTCTGATAATTTCCGCTTTGGCGAGCTGGTCAAGAATAGCGTAGGCTGATCGTCGGAAGATTGTTTTCCCATCGGTATTGTCCTTTGATGCGCGGATGCGCGGGATTTCGTTTTCAATCAGGAGGAAATTTGTCCGGGCGGCGATGATGTGGCGCTCCCAGAGCTTCTGCATCTCTGTGACGGGTATCAAAACGCCCTCCATTTTCTCGATTTCAAGCTCGAGTTTCCGCGTCTGGGCTTTCT